TAAGCATATAAATCCCTATCAAAATATTTAAACTACACTTCAAGCGACACTACAGCAATGGAGTACATCAAAGACTTTATCAACCCCTACTGTAAAATCAAAAATTTCGGTGATGGTCTAGTGATGGTCAAGACTAGACTTAAACTAGGCATTTCAAGCTTAGAAGACTCTAAGGTTGAGGGTCAAGATATTGACCAAGATAAAAGAAATGTATTGGCTGTCTCCAATACTAAACAGGTTAATGGAGTTAACCCTAGTGATTTCGAATCAAAGACAGGAAATCAGTATATAACTAGGAAAGCAACAGACAGTGTCACTTTAGGCACGATATATGGTAAGGCACAACGATTTGTACTAGATCTGGTTCAACATTCCGTTTCGGGGTTAAATGCTAACTGCATTACCACTGACGGCTTACCTTCAGTTGTAACTATCCTCAAAAGGCTAAGGGAAATAGCAGTTAATACTGACATAAAGGAGCAACGTAACAGCCGGTTTTTTAATGCTGTTATGTCCAATGGTTTTTATGACAATGCTACTTCATTGTTGTTTGTTATCAAAATGAAGATCTCTTTACTGGGTATGTTTGCTAGAAACAAACGTTACAAGGCCAATATTAGTATACCTGTAGAATCAGCCAAACTCATTGATTCTGAGAATGACAACATGAAGGCAGTAGCCATGCTCGTAGATGCTATCAGAAGTGGGCGTGCTGGGGTTGGGACTTCTGTTTATGATAGATATTTATCTGTCATTCTGGCCAATATCAAAATGTGGGTGAGAGGATTACCACCCCCGACAATATTATCAGCAGCAGGAGTACACGTACCTAATCCTGCATACGTAAGCTCTAAATTCCAGTTTGAGGCAGAGGTCTGGCATATGTACGATTATAATGATGGTCATAGTACTAGTGGTCGCAATTTCGGGCAACATCTGGATTTCGTGAACGGAAAGTACATGATACCTCAATGGTTATTCACTGTTGAAAACGGAAGCCTACTGTCATTTAGTCACTTATCGCACGAGGTGCCGGCAACGGATGCTGCAATAGACCAAGTCGCAAAGAAACGTGGTTATCTTAACCTTGCTGGGTTCTCAAATGACGAAGTGGCTGCCCTTGCCTGGTGTATGAAAGGTAATTTGAGAGCCACCCCATTCTTGGTTGATCAAGATATCGACTTAGAGGTGGAGGATGATACTATTGTCGCTTATCATGCTCGTGCCCCAGTAGAAAAAACGTATTCCTTTAGCATACCTTTATTGAATAATATGATGACCAAATTTATTAACAATCATAGAGTATATGAGGATTCTCTAAACGCATCTAGGGCTATGAGATATTGGTTAGCACAGCCTGCGACCGAGACAGTAGAGGCGCATTGGTGGACTGCTATTGACCGTGAGTTGCATTTACCCAAATTAGGGTTGAAGAGGGCGTCACTCCCAATGTTACTTGAGGCAGATGGTGTGTGTGTAACGGCTGACGCGCTAGACCATTTTAAGCAAACGACGAAGGACAATGATGCTACGATACTTGAGTCACTATTTGCTAACACTTGTTGGTATTGGGGTGAGTACCTCTTATTATTTAATTCGAAAAATTGTTCTGATCTTATATCGAAAGTACACTATGTAGTCAATCATAATATCAGCCCGTTTCAGCGTGCTGATGCAATATATTCTGCTATGATAGGGAGAGCGGTACCTAAACCTTTTATAAGAGATGTTGCTACTCTAGTAACCGGTGGGCTAGAGTCGCAATACCAGACTAGAATTAAATTTGGTACCCTAAACATCCCACACCTAGAAGAATATAAATATGAAGTTGAAAACCAGGACATCATTTTTGACAACCTGGTCACACCCGGTGGTCTAGGGTTAATAACCGGGTTAGCGGGTTCATTGATAAGGTCCACGCCGTATGCTAGTTCATTCACTAGTAATGCAGCGGTGACATTACAAGAGTACGGTTCAAAAAGGAGAGCTTTAAACTATAACGATTTATGGGCACTAGGTGTAATATGTAGATGGAACGGTTACGACCTCGAGTATATACATCCTGCTAGAAATGGTCGGCACACAATATATGCAGCAAATGATGTCTCAGTAGCCGTACCGCCTGTTGCACCTTTAGGCCTGCCTTCACCTAAATCCTACATTATAGGCTCGTATAATATGCGTAATAGAGTGTTTGGATTTTGCCCTGACATGTTGTACAAATACTCGGTAAGTGCTTACTGGACTAGAGAGCAGACAATAGCCCAACAGACTCCTGACTACAAAGACCTACCTTGTGCCTATAATGATACCAAT